AATATAAACACTTTGTATACCGTCTGTTGACTCTGGGGTTATTTGTTTAGCAAAAGTACTATTTACATATAATACTTTGTTTTTATTCATCATACTCCTTTGTATGCTTTAACTTGGCTGAGAATCCTTGGGTGGCGCACCACCTAAGCTTGGATCTACTGCTGAACCTGCTATATTAGCTGGTATTCGCAGCGTATCATTCCCACTAATAGCGTTGTATCTTAATTCTGTTCTAGCTTCATTGGCAGTAATAATACCGCCATTAACTAAACTAACATTATAAGCAGCTATATCTTTAAGCTCAGGTTGCAAGGCTGATACGTTTGAAGTAATAGCATCTATATCATATCCGAAATATCTTTCCATTGCAGAAATATACTTACGAACTATGGGCATAATGGTTTCTAGGTAAAACAGTCTCATATTTGGAGAAATATTTGCATTATTTCCGCCGTCTAGTAATATGCTTGGTACACCTAGGGCTTTTAAAATTTTTACGTCATGAGTTTTGATTGAGTTATCAAAATCCATTTCTTGAAAGCTTGTGTTTAAAACATTGCTGGGTTTTAAGCCGCTGTCCAAAATCATAGGCTTGCGAGCACCATTTTTTGGGCTGTAGTTGGCTGACCAGTTTTGAATTGTTTTTTGTTTTGCTATTTGACTGAGTGTATTTTCTGTGGTCAATACCATTCCAGGTACTGCACCATTATCAAAAAACTGTTCTTGGAAACTATGCATTTTATACATAATTTCAATTGATCTGTTTGCGCTTACCAATCTGCTAGTACCACGATAAATGCTGGTGCTGCAGACGTCTTTTACATGAATAATCTCCTCAGGGCGATATTCTTGCATGTTGTTGTAGGTATAGCTTTTAATAAAAGTTTTTTCATCGGGATTTATTTGTACCATTGCCGCAGGCAAGTGGTATAAGTAAACCCCATCAAAGTAGATAAATATATTACCTTCTAAGATAAAGTCTGTAAAACAGTTAGCGCGAAAATCTTGTACGCTTTGGTACGGATTGGGTCTGTAGTTTAATAAGTTAACCAATGTTTTTTGACGCATGCCACTGTTAACGTCAGTTAATACTTTGTTTTTAACATCAAAGTCTAAACTGCTGCAACCGCTAACAATTAAGTTAGTGCCGCGGTTTACTGTTTCTAAGCGTTTAAAACTTTGTCTGTAGTTGGCAGGTGCATCACTACCAACTCTGATGCCTTCTTGACGATAAATTATTTCTTGTGCTGGATTTAGCTTTTGTATCCAACTAGTAATGCGATCATACCAAGCCATTTTTATTCCTTATGTAAATTCGCTAAAAAATGAGCTTGTGGTGGCGGTTTCTAGACCCTGAGCTTTAGCTTGCTGACGATCACACCAACGTGCCTGACGAGCTTCGCTGCCAGCAGCTGGCGCTTTGCCAAAAGTTGCATGCAGTTTTACATGGTGTTTATTGCAAAGTGTACGCACTTGGTTGTATAGTTCATCGTGGTGTTCGGCAATAAATTCATCACGTACTGATAAAATGCCACTATCAGTGCTAATATCATAACCTTTTTTTACAGCCCAACTATTAAGCAGCAGGGTAACTGAGTGAAAGTGATGTAGTTCTAGGTCCTGTGTGGTGCCACATACCCAGCAGGTGTCAGCTTTTTCATAAGCAGCTTTTGCTTTATCTCTGACCCACTTAACAGGAATACGAGCCATTGAAGTATTTTTAGCCATTTTTTATATATGCAGTTTTCTTATGTAGTATTGTACCACCAATACACAAAATTGTCAAGTAGTAAATTTTTTTCGCTTTAATAAAAAAGCGTTCGTGCTAGCACTAAATGGTATAAGTATAGACAGCGTAGCGTAAAGCATCTGCCATGTGCGAGGCCAAGCCATGCTCAGGACGTTCACGTTTAACAGTTTCACGACTATCCCAGCGATACTGGTCAAACATGTATAAAGTATGCGTGCAATGTGGTGCTACTGTAATACGATTTTGATCGGCTAAGGTCTGCACTGCAGCAATGCCAGGTAGCACATCTTTTTTGGCTTTTATGGTTGCAATGTCGTAAGTGTAAGCTAAGTCAGCTGCCATTTGTGCGGCAGCACTATCAATAAATATGCTGTCAATTGACCAACGTGTGATCAGTTCCGATATTCGTTCAACGTGTTGTAGGGTAGTAGCTTGTGCATCCTGATATTCATCTACGACATAGTAGTGCTCAGTACTGGGTCGGTAGGCTAACACCACAAAAGCTGTGGGGTCTTTGTAACCTGGATCTAGTCCCGCAAAGATTTCGTCTTGGTCTTCGCGTACGTATTCGGCAACTTGTGCGGTTCTGTCAAAACTAAATATTTGGCCTTCAAAGGTTGAGAACGAAGCCATGTATTCTTGTGCAAATTCTGAGTGACTCATTACTGATTTGGCCTCAGCCACATCAGCTGCCGACATGCGTGGATTTTCTGTATAGTCAGCTGTTAAGCTACACCACTCTGGGAAACTGTCACTAAACCCACGATCAAAAAATCTTGAGAACCAGTTGTTTTTTCCGCGAGGTGTTGAAATAAAAATTGCTTTGCTGCCAGGCTTATCTAGTGTAGGGCGCAGGGCTACATTAAACGCAGCTTCACCGTCGCCTAGTGCCGCTTCATCAAAAATAATCAAATCGTAACTGCGACCAACGCAACTATCCACTGTGCTCAGCGAGCCCAACCTAATAGTGGAACCGTTGGCAAGTTCTAGAACTTTATCCTTTACATTGTCGCGTTCAACTTCCAAATCGAATGATCGTATCAGTCTGCGTTGCAGTTCAAAACTAATGCTGCTCAAAGTATAGTTGGGCGATATAATTAAAATATTGCAGCCAGGCACCAACATAACCAGCTGTCCAATCACATTGGCAATGTAAGTTTTGCCCAATCTGCGTGCTAGTGCTGCGCAGACGAATCTGTAACGTGGACAGTTAACTGCGTTGATTAAGGCTATTTGCGCACGATTAATTTGATCCCAAGCTGTGCTTGCGACGTTTGTAACAGGATCTGTTGCTGGCAGCAGTTTTAAGTAGTTGGTGATAGGCAGCTTTATAAAGCGTGTGTCAGCTGGATATTCAGTGATAGCTGCAGCTGATATGTCTGGTCTACTTATGGTTAGCATTTTGACTTTCTGGCATTACCAGTTGTTTTATAAGTTGTCCATAGCGTGTGCCGTCACCAACTTCGTTAATTTGCACATTAACTTGATTTTTTATTGTGTTGGCTTGTAGTTTTTCTAGTTCAATTTGCTTGTCTAGTAATTCCATAGTCATTTTGTGGCTCATCATTAGTAACTCAGCTATGTCTTTTGTGCTGCCTGACTCCGCCTCCTCCAGCTCTTGAAACTTCTTTTTGATTAGTGCATCCATGGCACGGCGCATTTGAAAACGGTTGTTGTAACCTACGTCAAAGAATACACTATCAATGTACTGTTTGACTTCTCTGCGTGCTAGCGTTTGTGTGACTAAGCTTTTGGGTATGTCTAACTCATCAGCAACTGCGTCTGCGGTTTGCAGCTGTAAATAACAGTTGGCAATTTCCAAATTTTCTGGACTTATGGCTAATGCCTCGGCTGGTGTTTGGGTGGGTAAATGTTTGGTCATGGGGCAATTATAACACTTGGGCAAGCTGTGGGTCAATAGTTAAATTTTAGCACCTAAATGCATGGGCAGTTTTCTTAAAAATACCGCGTGCGTGTGTGCCACAGGCTGAAAACAAAAGTATTAGTCCAATAACCGCCCCGCAAACAAAAGTATTAGTCCAGTAGTTGTAATACTTTTGTTTGCAGAGCAGTAATACTAGTAATACTTTTATTTCTTGAATTTTTTGAATACACAAGTAGTACACTAATAACCTTACAAAAAATAAGTATTGCGATTTTTTCTAATCTAGTATATAATTTATTTTTTAGGGGATAAAATGAAAAACGATTTAGGTGTTGTTATGATTTTGATTAGCTTGCTGATGATGTTTGGCGTTGTTGGTTCTGTTGACAATATGCTACCACACAGCAAATTTCAAGATGTTATCATGTTGATGACTGTTGGCTTTGTTGCTTTGGTTGTCGGCTTGCTTGGTTACTCTTACATTGTGGAATAACCCTAGCACTTGCAAGGTTTTGAATTTTGGATTATAATTAATTTTTTAACGCAAACTGTAAAGGAAATGAAAATGACTGCAAAGACTTTGAACTACACTCCCGAGCAAACCACTAAAATGGTTGCTGACTACCAATCTGGTGTAACTGTTGAACAAATTGCTCTCAACTTGGGCAAGACTGTTCGTTCTGTTG